AAAGGAGATATTATTATATTTCCAGCAGCATTTACACATACACATAGAGGTAACCCACCAATCGGTGGTGTTAAATACATAATTACAGGATGGGTTGAATATTAATGTTTAGTTCAAATACTTTTTCAGCAGGTGCTTTTTCAGAAGCAGTAGAACTATTTAATTATGTTCTAGCAAGTGCAGATATATCAGCTTATGCTTTAGTAGATGGTGATGGATACTCATTAGCAAGAGCAAGTGGATCTATATTAACAGAGGTTACTGTAACAGCAAATGGATACAAAATTGTTCATTTTTCTGGTCAAGCTGATGCAACAGCATCTTCAACCGCATCTGGAAGTGTTGTATATAGCGTAAGTGCAGAACTAGATGCTAATGCAACAGTATCATCATTTGCAAATGCAGTATGGTCTGCTGGCGGTGCTGTAACAGCAGAATCATTAACAACAGCACAAGGTTACATACTAGGTGAAGAATGGACAGATTCACCTGTTGGCAATGAAACATGGTTAACACAAGGATAAAACATGGCAAAAACCAAAATATCAGAATACGATTCAACCGCAGCTAATAATGCCGATATAGATGGCATTAACATAGCTGAATCATGCCCACCGTCTGGGATTAATAATGCTATCCGTGAGTTAATGGCTCATTTAAAAGATTGGCAATCAGGAGCAAGTGGAGATAAATTACCTATTGCTTCTGGTGGTACTAATGCTGGAACTGCTGAAGATGCAAGAACTAATTTAAGTGCAGCTAAATCAGGTGCTAATTCTGACATTACATCATTAACAGGTTTAACAACTGCATTAACTGTAGCACAAGGCGGAACAGGTGCAACTACACTTACAGGTTATTTGAAAGGTAATGGCACTGGTGCTTTTACTGCACAAACTACACCAATCCCTGTTGCAGATGGAGGCACAGGAGCAGCAACACATACTGCAAATGCTGTTTTAATTGGCGAAGGAACAGATGCTATTTCTTCAGTATCACCTAGCACATCAGGAAATGTTTTAACTTCTGACGGTACTAATTGGGTAAGTGCTGCTCCAACAACTGGATTAACAAGAGAAACAGAACAAGCTACAACATCAGGTACAAGTGTTGAATGGACTTCCTTACCATCTACCATTACTAGAATTACAGTTGTATTTAATGACATGGGTGCTGGAACAGATGCTCCTATTGTTCAGCTTGGTGATTCAAGCGGATATAAAACAAGTGGATATGTAGGCGTTGGTGCAAACATTGACCCAGACCCAAGCAGACTATCTATTACAACAGGTCTTGCAACTTGCCAATCTAATAATGGAGAACACATTATTGGTAATATGATTATAAGCAATGTGTCAGGTGATACATGGATTTCTTCATTTAATGGATTAGAAGGAACAACAGATACAATTCTTGGTAACTCTAGAGTAACACTATCTGGAACTTTAGATAGATTAAAAGTAACCACAATAAGTGGAACAACATTTGATAATGGTTCTGTAAACATCATATACGAGTAAAACACTATGGCAACTAGAATACAGTTTGAAGAGTGGTTGCCTGACCAACCATCTATCACATCTTTACGAGATGCTAAAAATGTATATCCTACATCTGTTGGTTATGCTCCTTTTAATAATCAAGAAGAATTTTCACAAGCTGCATCTGAAAACTTAAATAGTGTATTTGGTGCAAAGTATGGTGATGAGGTTGCTATATTTGCAGGTGGTGCAAGCAAGCTGTTTAAGCTAGATGCAACAGATTTGTCTGTAGATGATAAATCTAAATCTGGTGGATATAGTGGAGGCACATGGAATTTTACACAATTTGGTAAAATAGTTATTGCTGCTAATAATCAAGCTAAATTACAATCTTGGGAAATTGGAACATCATCATTATTTGCAGATTTAGATGCTAATGCACCTATAGCTAAATATGTTACAGTTGTTCGTGATTTTGTAGTGACTGCTAATTTAGATGCTGGAGCAAATACAAACAAAGTGCAATGGTCAGATATTAACGATGAAACCACATGGACATCTGGCACAACATCACAATCCGATTATCAGATTATTCCTGATGGTGGTGATATTACAGGTATTACAGGTGGTGAAATAGGTCTTATCTTTTTAGAAAAGTCTATTGTCCGTATGTCTTATGCAGGCTCACCATTATTCTTCCAGTTCGATACTATTTCTAGAGGACTAGGTTGTTTAGAAGGTAACAGTATTGCACAGTATGGTGCAACATCATTCTTTTTATCTGCTGACGGATTTTACAAATGTGATGGTCAAACAGTAACAGGCATTGGAACAGAAAAAGTAGATCGATACTTTTTTGACGATGCAGACTTAACAGATTTAAGCTCTATGTCATCTGCGGCTGATCCTATTAAAAAACTTGTAGTCTGGAATTATAAAAATGTTGATGGTGGTCGTAGTATTTTAATTTACAACTGGCAACTTAACAAATGGTCAAGAGCAACAACTTTAGCTACTGGTGTTGGTAGCTTGGCTACTACTGGATACACATTAGAAGCATTAGAAACTGTATTAGGATATACAAGTATAGATGCTTTACCTGCATCATTAGATGATAGATTATGGGTAGGCGGTAAATTCTTATTTGCAGGATTTAAAGACACAAAGATTGTTACTTTTACAGGTTCTACATATAATTCAGAAATTATTACACCTGACCTAGAGTTAGGATATAACTCTGTAGTAACACTTGCTAGACCACAAGTAGATAATGGTAGTGCGGATATTAAAGTAGCATCAAGAAGAGAACTAGACGATAACATACAATTTGGTTCATCTGTATCTACATCCTCTGAAGGTCGTGCTAGTTTAAGAAGTGCTGGTCGTTATCATAGACTATCTATTAGTCCTACTGGTAACTGGACAAATGCTGTATCTATAGATGTAGATGTAAAACCACAAGGTAACCGATAATGCAGTTTCGTAGACTACAACCGCAGTATGCAGATACTCGTGAAATTGCTGAAGTTACTAATCTTATCCTTAATGGTAAGACTAATAATACAGGGACTGTAGATTTATCAACAGGCGGTGCAACTACAACTACTATTTATAACGAAAGAATCAGTGCTGATTCAAAAATCATATTAGTGCCGTTAAGTATTGCTAGTGCATCAACGGGGTATCAACTACCACATGGTTTGTTTGAAGATAATACAAACCAGTCATTTACTGCTGACACTACGACTGTATTAGCAATCGCAGATGAAGAAAAAGCATATGGTATGTCACTATCTAGCAATCAAATTACAGTCGACTATGCAGGTTGTTATGATATAGATGTAATGGCACGATTTGAAAACGACCAGTCACAAATACATAATGCGTATGTCTGGTTTAGAGTAAATGGCACAGATGTAGCACATTCATGTCAGTCTGTGACTATTCCTGATAAACAAGGCTCTGTTAATGGTGCTGCTCATGTAATGGTAAAACACCCATTAGATTTAGAAGCAGATGATTATGTAGAAGTGGTTGCAGCAGTAGATGATGCAAATGTTATTATGACAAAAGAAGATGTTATTTCATCACCTTATGTTAGACCTGCTGTACCATCACTGACAGTCACAATGTGTATGGCATATCCTAGCCAAACATCTGGAACAGGATTACAACCATATATTAGTGACAGACAAAAAGGGCAGGCAACAATTACACATTTGCCTAACAGCGTGTCTGATAATACATGGGGATATGTTATAATAGGGTAGTGTATATCTAGGATTTCTATCATGGAAAAAAACCTATTCGTTGTACCTACCAACCATATTCACCAATTCTGGAGTTTAGCAGAACCACACTTACAAAAAGCAATAGATGAAAGTCATGGTGAGTTTACTATAGACCAATTACGACAGTTCGTTTCACAAGGACAGTCGGACTTATTATTAATCATGGATAAAGATAAGAAATGTCATTGTGCATTTACTGTGCAGTGGATTACTTATCCTAACGACAGAGTTGCTTATATTACATATCTCGGTGGTAGAACTAATAATTCTGCATGGGAACAATTTGTAATATGGGTTAAGAACAATGGTGGAACTAAAATACAAGGTTCTACTGGTAAAGAATCAATCGTCAGACTATGGCGAATGAAATGGGGAATGAAACCTAAATACACACTAATGGAGTTAAAATTATGACCTTTTTAAATATCTTTAAAACCTTATTTGGATTGAATCCAGATGCGTTTACCTTTTATGGTGGCGGCGGTGGAGGTGGAAGTAAAACTGAAACCCAACAACAGCTAGACCCTACAGTTCGTCCATTCGTAGAATATGGTTTACAAGAAGCAAAGCAGTTATACCAAACAGATACTCCTAATTACTATCCATATCAAACTTATGTAGACCCAAGCCAGCAAACACAGCAGGCTCTACAAGCAGCACAGTCAAGAGCAATAGCAGGTAGTCCATTAGTGCCAGCAGCTCAACAACAACAGTTGGCTACCATACAAGGTCAGAATTTAGGTCTTAACCCATACTTTGCTAACGCACTACAAGGTGCAGCAGGGGTTGCTACTACACAGTTCCAAGATGCTTTAAAAGATATTGCATCTCAAGCATCACAAGCAGGTCGTTATGGTTCTGGTGCTATGGCTAATTTACAGGACAGAGCATCTACCAACCTAGCTAAAGAGTTAACATCTAGAGCTGGTGAACTAGCTTATCAAAACTATGCGGCTGAAAGAGCAGCACAAGAAAGAGCTATTCAACAAGCACCTGCATTAGCACAAGCAGATTACCAAGACATTCAACAGTTACTCAATGTAGGTCAAACAGCAGAAGATTATCAAAAACAAGCACTAGAGTCAGATATTGCTAGATTTGAGTTTGAGGAAAACAAACCTTACACTAAACTACAATCTTACTTATCTGCTGCATACGGTGCTCCTATGGGTCAAGTGACCACAAGTAAATCGTCAGGAGGTAAGTAATGGGTGCTCCAGTATTAATAGGTGCAGGTATAGGTGCTGCCACATCATTAGCTACAGGTGGCAATCCATTACAAGGGGCTTTGCTTGGAGGTATAGGTGGTGGCACATTTGGCGGATCAGGTGCATTAGGATCTGGTTTTACAGAAGGTGGTTTATTTAGTTTAGGTTCTGGCTTAACAGGGGCAGGAACTGTTGCAACATCTACTCCAACATTAGGTGGTCTAGCATTAGAAGGTGCTACAACTGGTGCTGTAGGCGGTGCATTAGCAAGTGGTGGTGCAGGTGCTGTTTCAGGTGCTACTGCTAGTCCATATGCTTTCGGCAATAACGCATTAGAAGTAACAGGTAATACAGTAAATCCTGCATTAATTGGATCATCTGCTGGGGGTCAAATACCATTTACTGGTGTAGATAAAGCTATAGATGCTATTACACCAAGTGGTGGATATGACCCAAATGGTGGTAATTTTATATCAAATATGGTTAAAAAAGATCCAATAGGGTCATCAATGTTAGGTATGTCTGCAGCACAGAACATTATGAATCCGACAGGAGCAGGAATACAACAACCTAATCTTGGTTCTATTCGTGCAGGATCAATCGATCCCACACCAGATAAACCATTAAATGTATTAAGTCCAGCAGACTACGGTGTTGATGCTGCTACTGATCAAATTGATGTTACAGGTGATGTATATTCAGTATTTCCAGAACGACTAAAAGGTTTTGGTGGTCGTGGAATGTTTTATAGATAAGGAATAAAAATGTTATACGGATTATTAGATGATGATTTTAACCTCTTTGGTGGCGGTATTGCTAATTCTTTACTTACACCAGACCAAGCATCACAGCTTAAAAATCAAGCATTAAAAACAGCAGGATTAACTACAGCATTAAGTTATCTAGCACAACCTAAGAACAGAAATGTTGGTAGTTTTGTTCCTTATGCTGCACAAGCTGGATTACAAGGTTTTGGTGCTGGTCAAAATATGTACAATATGGGACTAAGTTCTGTATTACGAAACAAAACATTACAGGCTGCCTTAGGTAGTAAAATTGATCCATTTTCTAAAGTTGATTTAAAAGATATTGATAGATCACAAACAACTCCTGAAGATATTACTTATGCTAGAACAACAGGTGACATTTCAAAACTTAAATTTAAAGATCAAATAAAAAATTTATATCAAACCAGCACAACAGAATTAGCTGATGGCAGTCAAGTTTATTTACCAACTCCAGAAGGAATGGCTCAAGGTAAATATCCGCTAACAACATCTAATGAACCTTATACTAAAGAAATTAAAGTTAAACCCAAAGCAATGACTGGTGACCAATCTGATTCTTTAGGTTTTGCTTCTAAAATGAACATTGCTAATAATTCCTTCGAAAATCTTGTCAACGAAGATGGGTCATTAAGTTATAGCCCTGCTCGTGTAAACTTTAAAGGAGTTGTTGAAAAATTCTGGGTAGTAGGAGATGCTGGTGCGGCTGCTCTTAACAAGCTTAATTTAAGTGATGAAGATAAATTAGCAGCTCAATCACAAAGAAACTTTATTAACTCAGTGTTGAGGAAAGAATCTGGTGCAGCTATTGCGGCTCATGAATTTACAAACGCTCAGAGACAGTATTTCCCTGAGGTGGGTGATACACCTCCAGTATTAAAACAAAAAGCCGATAATAGAAAAATTGCTATTGCTACTATGCAAGCTGCTGCTGGACAAGATCCTGATGCGATGGATAAATTAATAGAATTGCAATCGCAAATTACTACAAAAACATCTGACTCACCAACAACACCAGAAGAGGTGGAACAACAAACTACACAACCACAAACAGCTTATATTGGCAATAGAAAAATTATTGTAAAAGACAATAAATGGATATTTGCAGATACAGGTGAAGCAGTAAATTAATAAAGGAATATTGATGACATTAAAACTTCCAGAAGGTGCAACACTTGAACCTATAAATCCAACTGGCATTGCATTACCAGAAGGTGCAACATTACAACCTCAAACATCTATGTTAAGAGAAGGCGGTAGGCAATTAGGATTAACAGGCAGGTATTTAGCAGAAGGTGCAGGCAGTATATTTGATCTATTAGCAACTCCTGTTAGATCAGGTCTTAATGTTGTATTACCAGAAAATATGCAAATTCCTGAAATGTCTATTGGTAAATATGCTGCCGATGTTGCTGGGTTACCACAACCACAAACTGGCTTAGAAAGAGTTGTTGGTGAAGCATCAAGGGGTTTGGCTTCTGTTGGCACTACTGGAGGATTAGGAGCAATAACTAGACCACAATCTGTAACAGGGGGTGCTATAAAAAAAGCATTTACTGAAAGTATGCCAACGCAATTAGTTGCTGGTTCTGGAGCAGGTGCTGCATCTCAGTTAGCAGAAGAGGCTGGTGCAGGTACTGGAGGTCAATTACTTGCAGGTTTGGCAGGGGGTTTGTCTGCACCTAGTATAACAAGAAAATTACAAAAACCTACCAGTTCTATTAATAAAACAATATCTAATGTTATTAATAAATCTAATAACCCTGTTGAAGTAAATCAATCTGTTGATAATGTTTTAGAAAATACATTGCAAAACAATAATATTAAGTTTAGTGATTTAACTGATGATGTTATATCAACGGTTCGTGAAGATATTAAAAATGCTATTAAGGTAAACCCTAAAGTATCTAATGATGCACTTAAAAGATTAGTTGATTATAGAATTACTGGTGCAACACCAAAACAAGGTACTATTACTTTAGACCCAGCTAAAATAACACAAGAAAAAAATCTTGCTAAATTAGGAGCAAATAGTCAAGATCCAAATGCTCAAAGACTATCTCAAATAGAGGCTGAAAATAATGCTATTTTAGTTAGAAATATAAATGAGTTAGGTGCAAAAAATGCTGTTGAGCCACAACAGGTTAGTGCTGTACTATATAGTAAATTTCAAGATATAGCAGACAACAATAAGAAAATTATTAGTGATTTATATAATCAAGTAAGAGACAATCAAGGAAGATTTGCCAAGTTTAATAGTCAGGCTTTTGTAAACAAAACTAGGAAAGATTTAGTTGACGAAGCAGAAGAATTAAATGTTCCAGCTTATTTTACACAAAGAATAAAACAAATTGAAGATGGAGTGTTTGATCTAAATGTGTCAACATCTGCTCAATTAAAAAGCCAAGCAGCTAAAATATTAAGAAGTGATGCAGACGGAAATACAAAAAAAGCAGTAAGTATTATTAGGCAAAATTTAGATGATGCAACTTTATTGCCAAATCAAGGGTTAGGTAAAGAAGCACTAGAAGCAGAAAAAGCAGCACGAAAGTACACATACCAATACAAACAACTTGAAGATTCAGTGCCTGCATTAAAATATATAGCAGATAAAAAGTCTATTGATACATTTTTTAACAAAAATATTTTAAATGTTGATACAGCACAATTAAAAAGAACACTAGAGCAAGCTGATGATGCAACAAAACAAGTAATAAAAAATAATGTACTAGGTCACTTAAAATCTAAAGCAACCAATAACGCACCAGATGAAGTTGCATTAGTAAGTGGTGCAAATTTAGATAAAGCATTAAAGTCATTAGGAACAGATAAATTAAAATTATTATTTGACAAAGAAGAAATTGCACAATTAAAAGCTATTGCAAATGTTGCTAGATATGAACAATTTATACCAAGAGGTGCTGCTGTAAATTTATCAAACACTGCTTCTGGTTTGTATAATATATTAGAAAGAGCAGGGCAGTCAGCATTATTAAGTAAAATACCATTAGGCAGGGCTTTAGTTGGTGAGCCAGCACAAAATATTGTTTTATCTAACCAAGCAAGACAAGCACAAGATATTAGTAAATCATTAGGGTTAGCATCAGAATTACCAGTAACTAAAACAAGAAGTTTGTTAGCACCTTACACAGTGCCTTTAATGTCAGAAGAAGAAATACCTACTATCGATATTGTAGGTGGACAATACCCTCGATGATATGGCACACACTAAAACTACCACCTATTAACTTATACAACGCACCACAAAGAAAGGATTCTTATGGAGAAGGTTCAAGAAACAGTAGCAGTTCACTCGGCAGAGATTGACCATATGAAAAAAGATATAGATCATATTATGACTAAAGTAGATAAGATGGATAAATCTGTTGATGAGATTAAAGAAACACTAGCAGAATTCAAAGGCGGCAAAAGAGCTATGATGTGGCTTATAGGTGTCGTAGTTGCTGTCACAGGTTTTTTAGCTGGTCATTGGATGGATAAGTGAAAGATATATTTGCAAAACGATTATTGGAGTCAACATCTTCATGTTTAGTTATGATGACTCAAGGTAATGTAATATCAATTACATTAGGTCACTGGGGAAAAGCATTACAGGTAGGATTGATTGCATCTATTGCAACATTATTATTAATTAAATTACACAAAGAAGATTTAACTGATAATCAATATGTAATGGCAGGCATCATTGGTATATTTACTGCTGTTGCAGATTTAATAACTCATCCTACACACTTTGGCGGTGTTACAACTGAAGCTGTTGTGACAGGTATAGGTGCTGGGTTGTTATGTATTTGTATGAGTCATATAAAAGGATATAAATGATAGGAATATTAGCAAAGATATTGGGTAGCGGTGATGTTATTAAAAAAGGTCTGGAACTAATAGACGATATGCACACATCTACAGAAGAAGAAATCAAAGCAAAGAACGATGCTAAGATTGCTTTACTGGCAGCTTATGCACCATTCAAATTAGCACAAAGATACCTAGCCATCATGTTTTCTGGAGTATTTGTTTTTATTATGCTAAACGGTGTATTAGGTGCATTGTATGGCATAATAGATATGAACAATGTCAATGAAGCCAAAGCATTTGCTAATGAGATGTGGTTAGGTGAAATAATGTTAGCAATAGTTGGTTTCTATTTTGGTGGCGGTTTATTTGAATCAGCAAAGAAGAAATGAAACTAAGCCCACATTTTAGTCTGGAAGAACTAACGCATTCTAATACAGCAACTCGTCTAGGTATAGACAATACTCCTACTGTTGAAATAATCGACAATTTAACTTTTTTAGCGAAAGAATTAGAAAATGTACGAACTTTATTATCTCATCCTATGCTTATTAATAGTGGTTTCCGTTGTCATGATCTTAATGATTTTCTGGGAAGCAAGCGAACTTCTAGCCACACGAAAGGTTTGGCGGTTGACTTCATTAGTCCTAGTTATGGTAACCCTCGCAGTATTGTTAGTGCTATAGTAAAAGCTAAGATTAAGTACGACCAAGTTATATTAGAATATGATAGATGGGTTCATTTATCATTTAAACAGTTAGATCCACGCAATCAGGCATTAATTATTGACAAAGAGGGGGTACGACCCTTTGAAGATACTATTACTTGATATAGAAACATCACCTAATACAGCCCATGTTTGGGGTTTATACAATCAGAATGTAAGTCTCAATCAGCTCATGGAGTCTAGTTATGTTATGTGCTGGGCTGCTAAATGGTTAGGTGAAAAAGAAGTATATTTTAGTAGCATGATGGAAACATCTCATCGCAAGATGATAAAGAAGATTTATTCTCTTTTGGAAGAAGCTGATGCGGTGATACATTATAACGGTACGAAGTTTGATATACCAACTCTTAACAAAGAGTTCCTCTTATTAGGGCTTAATCCTCCATCACCTTACAAAGAGATTGACCTACTTAGGACATCACGATCCAAGTTTAAGTTCCCTAGTAATAAACTGGATTATGTCGCACAGGCATTAGGTCTTGGTGAAAAGGTAAAACATATTGGTCATGAGCTGTGGATACGGTGCATGAACAAAGATAAACAGGCTTGGGATATGATGAAGAAATATAATATCCAA